CAGTTATCTACTCCATAAAAGGTGGTTAGGTTATTATTTTTACCTGAATTACAAGTAGCAGTAACAACATCAGTATCGATGCTGCGATGCCAGTGGACTACAAACCAGTCTTCAGGGTAGTGGCAGTCAAAGTCAAGTCCCTCATCTTCTTCAAGTTCAGCAAGGGTTTTATCAAGAGTAATAGTAATAGTTTTAGTCTTCACACTCATCTCCATAGTTTCCTTCATCATCCTCATAAAGTCCAAGATAAATAAGTTGTTGTCGCTCGTATTCCTCTGTTTCCAAAGACCAACCATCAACTCCATAATTCTCAAAGACTTTAGAGACTTCAGTCATCATAGCATCAAAAACCTTTTTATTCATCAGTCATCCTCCTTTAGGTAGCCCTGCTCTACAAGTTCATCTGCGATGTTGGTGCAGATGTCTCGCCAGCAGTTTTCGATGTAAGACTCGATGTCATCCCCCCAAACTTTATTGATAACATCAGTAATAGCAGCCTCATCCTGCTTCACTACTGAATAAGCAGTCATGTCTAACTCCTCATCCAAAAACTCCATCACCTTGTCCTTGGTAGTCAAAGTCCAAAAGTCGTTCATATTTATCTCCTTTATGTTATAAGAAGGGCAGCATCCCTACTGCCCCCCCTTTCTTGTTATGTCTCTATTATAGCCTGTTTTTAGTTGTCAGTCAAGCCTGTGTTGTGTTCTACCCAAAGATCAAAGTAGCCGTGATGCTTGAGGATTTCGTAGTCTTCCATAAGGATGTAAAGGTCATCTTCAATTTTATAAAACTTTTCCTTTGCAGAGGGGGTGTTCTGAATAACACGCTCGCAAAAAGTTTCTACTTCATCAAGGTGGTTGTCCCTGTTCCACTCAAGTAGGACATCGTTTCTTCCATAAACTTCAGCACTAAAGTAACCATCATCACCTTCCCAATAATCCAACTCTGTGTTTAGGTCAAACTCATCTTGGCAGTCAAAGCTTTCACCCCAAGTGTGGTTGCATCTTGGTGGGTTAGTCCAAGTAACCGAGAGGTTAGCTTCATCAAGTTTATTCTCTTCAATCCACTCACCAATAGTCTTTAGTTCCAGTGTAATAGTCCGCATAGTTTATCTCCTTTATGTAAAGGGGGCATCCCTACCCTCCTTTTTATGTCTCTATTATAACAGAAGGGGGGGTGGTTGTCAAGCTCTTTCAGAAGAAGGGGTGGTCTGTTGATTTACTTATCCTGTAGTGTAGGGGGGTTATAAATAGTGTAATAATATTGTTAGGTTAGATAGATCAAAATAAGACTTGACATATCTAATTATAAATTGCTGTCCAATTTTATACGGGGCTAATTTTAAACTTTCACTTTGACTTCGTGGTAGTGGTAATAATTGCAACACTAGGAGTATGCAACTATGGAAAATAAAGAAGCTAAACAGATGGCTGCTATGCTTATGTCTAAACTAGAAGACCTAGACTTAGACAAAGTAAAAGGTATCCAGATCGGTATTATGTTTAATAAAGAAAACTTTAAGCCACATAAGATGTATGATGAAGAAGGTGAAGAACATGATGCTGATACCTACGAAGACCATATGAAGATGAAAAAGATGGGCTACAAACACAAAGAAGAGATGGAAGATGAGTAAATCACGACTAGACAAAGTGTTAGATCAGATGCCCAATCACTCAGAGATGGGCAACGAAGACCTTAAAACTCTCATAGCAGAGTTTATTATGGATCAACAAGAAGACGACGTTGAAAAGAAACGTGCAACTCGTTCTCGTCTTAGACTGGATGCTTTAAAATTACTTGCTGAAATAATCAAAACAGAATCTGGCGGCGATATCAACGACGCAATTCTTGGTATTATAGCAGGTAAAAAGATAGATGAATAAAGCACAACAAACTCAAATACTTCTTGAAGTTAAGCGGTGTAAAGATGACTTTGTTTATTTTGCTAATACATATCTAAAAATCATCAACAAAGACGATCAACTTGTACCCCTAAACTTAAACAACGTACAAACAAAAATACACGAAGAACTAGAAGATAATTCTTTCCTCTGTATTCTGAAATCTAGACAGATGGGTTCTTCAACCTATATTGCTGCTCGTTTCTTTTGGGAAGCCTTATTCAATACTAATACTCGTATTGCTGTTGTTGCTCACACCCATGCTGCTGTAAAAAACATCTACTCAATCTATCAAAGATTTTACCAATACCTGCCTTCTTTCCTAAAAATAGAAACAACTGCTGCTTCAGCAAACGAATTAAGTTTTGTAACTGGGTCATCTATCAAAATTGGTACAGCAAACAGTCAAAACTTTCGTGGTTCTACCTTTACTTGCATCCACGCATCAGAGTGTGCGTTCTGGAACGATATGAACACTACAGTTCAGTCGCTTTTCCAGACTGCATCTAACAACCCAACCATCATATTAGAAACAACCCCCAAAGGTCTTAACGATTTCTACCTGTTTTGGACTGATGAAAACGCCTACACCAAACTATTCTTGACTTGGTTAGACCACGAAGAGTACAAATTAGACAAATTACCCCGTAAGTGGCAGCAAACTGACGTAGAAAAAGAGTATATTAAGGAAAACACGCTATCCCCAGAGCAAATAAACTGGTTTCAGTACACTCTACGCACCCGCTGCGGCAACAATATACACACTTTTAAGCAAGAATACCCAATAAAAGGTGAAGATGCCTTTATTGCTTCAGGTACTTTTGTATTTCCACAGTTTAGCAAGCAACTTCTAAAGCCACCTACCAAGTTTGGATGGCGATTCTTTAGTCAACCTAACAAATATAAAACATACATACTAGGAATTGACACAGCATCAGGTTCACCTGACGGTGACTTTAGTGCTGCTGTACTTATTGACATAACAAATCGTGATGAAATAGATCTTGTAGCAACTTTTTACGATAAACTAAGTTTAAAAGAGTATGCAAAAGAAATTCAAAAGGTATGTACTAAATATCAACCGCTAGTAGTAGCAGAGCGCAACTCATATGGACAAGCAATTATTGAAGAACTTAAACAAGCAGAGTATCCTTACCTTTATACAGAGACTAAATTTGATAAATTTACAGGAAACTTTACTGATAAACTTGGGTTTTTTACTAGTAGTAGCACCCGTCCTGTACTTATAGCAAAACTAGTAGCAACAATCACAGGCAACCTTATTTCAGTAAAAGATGATAGACTACAATACGAGTTTATGAATTTTATTTACAACGAAAAAGGCAAAGCAGAAGCCGAAGTAGGTTTTCATGACGACATGATTATGGCTTTAGGTCTGGCTCTTATGGGACAAGATCAGGCTTTTTACTATGAAGAAGAAAAAAAACGTATGCATAGACCCCGTACTGTTACTGAGATGATACAATTTGAAGTAGCAACAGGGCAACCACTAGGCAAAACACCACACGATTATTTTCTAGAGGAAAGTCCTATAGAAGAAATCCTTACTAACTACGAGAAGTAGTGGTAATTAACAGAGCCACAAGGACGCAACCTTGTTAAAAAGCGGGCACGGAGTAAATAGCGTATGAGTTTCTTAACACAAGAACAAAACGAGGAAGTCGCTAACCTCTTTAAAGGCGATTCAGTTGAACCAGATAACGGTGATACTAATATACAACCAGAAGTTAAAGCAGCATCTGCTGTAGAGACACAACTAGAAACAGATGTAAACACAGAGGATTCATCTACCCCTGAACAGAACGAGGACAGCGGTCATGCTGTACCTTATAGTCGCTTCAAGTCAGTAATTGAAGCCCGTAACGAACTACGAGATAGGACTAGCGCCTTAGAATCTCAATTAGCAGAGTTACAAAACCAACTGGAAAGCCGAAGAGCAGAACCCCGTCAAAAAGAAGATGATTATTTTCAGATTGACGAATTTGAGTATGATGATGCTGATCCCTATGAAACTAGGTTTCAGTCATACGAAGATAGAATCTATCAGATGGAAGTTGCTAACGAGCAAGTAAAACTCAACCATGAAATTCAGCTAGCTCAACAGCGTTTTCCAGATGTAGGTAGGGACATGCTTTTACAAGCCGTTATCAACGATCCAGACTCAGACGTTATGGATGTAGCCGAGCGCTACTCTACGTTTGTAAACGGATTGCGTGAACAGGCAATTGCCGAATATCTACAAACTAATCCACAGGCTGTAGCACCACCCGTCGTAAGACCTGATGCTCCACCAGTAGTTAGAGTTGCAGGTAGTTCACAAGCAGGGAAGATTCCAGGTTCTAACAGAGAACAATCTCCAAGGAACTTAGATGAAGCCCGTAACTCACTATTTGATTATTTAAAAGCTAACTGGTCAAACTAGACCTATAACTATAAGGAGATTTTATTATGGCTGCATCAATCAGTACTCTCGATAGTGTTCTTAAGAACTTTTATGCCAAAGCTATCGCAGAGCAATTAAACCAAGAGGTTCTCATGCTAGAACTTTTTGAAAAGGCAAAACTAGACTGGTCAGGTAAACGTGTTGTTGTACCTGTTCACGTCGCTCGTAACGCAGGTGTAGGCTTCGCTGCTGAAGGCGCTGCTCTACCTACCGCTGGTAACCAGACTTACGAAGAGCTTAACATCAACGCTAAGTTCCTTTACGGTCGCTTCCAGCTAAGTGGTCCTGC